GTCTAGGAAGAAACCGGGGTTAGACTTTTGGACCGCCCCTGCCCCTCGCCCGCTCTTCGGCCTGCTTGGCCGAGTCGTGGCAGCGCTTGCACAACGACTGCCAGTTTCCGGTGTCCCAGAACAACGCCTGGTCACCGCGATGCGGAATGATGTGGTCGACCACCGTTGCCGCCGTGATCCTGCCTTCTCTGTGGCACATCAGACACAACGGATGGCGCGCCAGGAATGTCGCCCTGGCCTTCCGCCACCGACCGTTGTAGCCGCGCGCCGAAGCCGATTCGCGATGGCTGTCGTACTGCCGCCGAACCTGCCTGGCGTGCGCCTCGCAATAAGCACCGGACTCGACCAGCGCCTTGCATCCTGGGTGCCGACATGGCTTAGATGCAGCTACTGGCATGGTCTAAAATGAAAAGCCCACCGCTTTCGCATGTGGGCCTTGACGCAACAACATCAGTGTGTCGCCTTTATACATAAAGTGTCCGTCAACTGTCAACACCCCGCAACAACGTCGTTGAGGTGGCCAAGCACTACTTGATGCAGGGAGTGCAGGCGCTCATACATTCTTTGGCGCGCGACTCCAAGGCGCCGAGACACATCAACGGCGCTCCCGCCAACGACGTAGTACTCGACAACCATCCTCTTCTGCTCTGGAGTCAGGCGCCTTACAGCCAAATCCGTATCGAACACGTTGTCACTTCCACAGACCTCAACGCCAGCCGGAGGCCGGCTGCCATATACGCCACCAAACCTGACATCAATGAACATTGGACTAATCGCCGGGTAGCCGATTCCTGCAGATGCCTTTCGCACTGACCATTTTCCCCATATCGACAACTGCGTATGAACGTACTCGATCATTTCACCCCTTTCAGCTTTCCAGCCTTCGCCATTCGGACCAACTTGCGAATGCGGCGCGCCTTCCGCCGCCTCTCCTGCTCGGCCAGCCGCTTCTCCTCGGCAGCCACCCCTTGCCGCAGCGCCCGGATGTCATCCACCACCAGCGCCGGGTCTTGCCACATCCACGAAAACGGCAGCATCACCGCCGCCCCTTCGCGGCCGGCGCCAATGCCATCGACCCCACAACCGTCTCCGACACCCTCACCCCATCCGGCCCGGGTTTTCCGATGACATGGCCGTTTTCGCTGGCGAATGTCATCCGCACATCGCCGAACACGGCCCGGAAGTCGGCAGCAACCGCAGCGCAGGTCGGCAGGTGTTCGCGCACCCAGGCCGCCGGGTCAGCCATGGCGGCGCTCCAGAAAAGTCGGTCCGGGTCGGAATACCACACCCCCCCTCCTTCCTACGGAAGGGGGGGTGTGGTATTTCCGTACCACTTCCGTACCACCGCTGAAAACGCCTGAAACCATTGCCACACCTGCCTTTCGGACGATTGCGAACCACGCCGTACCGGGCCGCCCGTACCACTGGTACGAACCAGACGCGGAACCACGTTAACCACAACAAAAACAAACACCTACACCAAACCCGTACCGCTTACTTCCGCCGCGTACCACGTCTCGTTTAGCGCCACCCCTTCGCTCTTGTTGCTTTTTATGGGGATTAACTCGCTGGTCCTATCAGGTGTCACGGGCTCGCCATGGTCCGGTTTACTGACTCGGTCATCTTTCCGGCCGGGCATCCACCCGGCCTACCTCATGCGGCAGCAGAGGGTTTCAAAACTCAATGAATGCCTTCCGCCTCCTTTTTGCCTTTGGCTGTCAAATGCCAGCCGTTACGCGCATCGCGCGCCACGAACTGCCCCGACTTCAATCGCTCGAGCACCCGCCCAACCTTGACCTTGAGCGGCGCGCCCTCATGGCGCCCCTGCTGAACCGTCCACCCGCACTCGTGCGCCCATTCGGCAAACGTGCCGTTGGGGTTGGTCTTGAGCGCGAACAGCATGCGATCCTCGTCCTCCTTGCGCTTGTTACGCATCGCCCGCTCCCGCTCCTCGGAGATCGGCTCGGCCACCACCGTCGGCACCTTCTGGCCGTGCTGCTCGACGTAGATCGCCTTGTATTCGAACTGGATTGGCGAGAAATCCGGACCGCGCTTCTTGCGCATCCAGTGGAACTCCGCGTTCTCCCCCTCGGCCCACACCGTCAGATTGGTATCGATCTCGTTGAGGAAGGCGCTGCCGCCGCGCGGCACGCAGCTATCGCGGCTCATGTCCTTGCCGGCCGATGCCGACGGGTGGCAGTTGACCAACACCGCCGGCTTGCCCGGCAGCATCGTCAGCTCGCGCAGATCGCGGGCGTGGCCATAGGCCTGCTGGTTATCGTTTTCGTTGTCGCCAGAAAAAAAGCTGACCGACGTATCAACCAGCACCATGGCCAGCTCGCCCATCCCCGCCGCATCCGTCTTTACCTGCTCGAGCACGAAGGCCAGCCCGACCGACTGCGGCAGAACCCAGATCCGCTCGCCGATGTCGGCCAGCGACACCCCCAGCGATTCCATCGTCGCCATCAGGCGCAGGCGGAAGCCATCCTGGTTCTCGCCGCACAGGATCAGCACATTACCCTGCAGCACTGGCCGCTCGGCAAACGGCAGGCCAGCCGCAACGCACACCGCCATGACCAGCGACACCGCTGTTTTCCCATGGTTGGTCGGCGCCGTCAGGGCGTACAGGTAATTCGATTGCAGGATGCCTCCGATCAGCCACACCGGTGGATCGGTCTCGGCCAGGAAGGCCCGCAGGCCGACGCACACCGGCCCGGTCGGCACATTGGCCAGGCTGCCGCCGCGCATCGGCACCACCTTGCCGCCACCGGCCGGCACGGCCTGGAAGGCCTCGGCCTGGGCCCGGCGGATACCCTCTTCGACAGGATCAATGGTATCCGGCATCATCACGCCGCCTCGGCCAGCGAATCGTGCAGCTCGGCCAGCAGCGGCCCGAACATCGCCGCCCGCGTCGCCTCGAACACCCGCGACCCATAGCCGCCGATCCCCAAGGCCAGCGCTGTCGGCCGGTACGCCTGCAGCACCGCGCCCAGCTTGGCCGGCGGGAAAGGCCCGTCGACCGCCACCACGCCGCGCCGGCCAACCGCCGCCAGGCGATGCAGGCCATCGCTATACTCACCCCAGCACGACACCGCCCCGGCCGCCAGCACGGCGCGCACCGCGGCGTTGAACACCGCGTCGCCAGCCGACCCGCACACAACCACATCCAGCGCCAGGCACACCGACCAATCCGCCGCCTCGACCGCCAGGTCGTCCGGCAGCACCACCCGGCACACCTCCGGCCGGCCCTCGAACCACGAACCGGCCGACCAATCGTGCACCGCCACCACCAGCAAGCCGACCCGCTCACCGGCCCGGCGCCGCTCGGCCACCGCCTTGGCATACCCCATCGCCCGCCTCATCGTGCGCACGCCCGCACATCGGCCGCCAGCTGCGCCGCCGCAACCCCCGGGCGATAAACCCCGACCAGCGCGAACCCCGCCGAAGCAGCCGCACCATCCTCCTGCAGCGCCACCGCCCGCGGCGAAAATACCTGCACCGAATCGACAAAACCATCCGGCCGCAGGAAAACCAGCGTCTCGCAGCCATGGAAAGCGATGCGCCGCGCCAGCTTCTCGCAGCGCGCCAACAGATCATCGCTGGCCGGCCGCATCACGACACACTCTTCAGCGCGGCCCGCGCCTGTAGCGCGTCGATCTTGGCCGCCATCGTCATCAAGCCGCGCGACGCCTCGACGAACTCACGCTGTAGCCTGGCCACCTCGTCCTCGGGCTCGACCGGCACGGGGCTGGCGTAGCCTGACGAGTGGGCCAGGTAGGCCATGGCGGCATGGCAGACGACCTGATGGCCCAGGCGCAGGATGTAGCACACCTGGTCGGGTGTGAATCGTTCGCGGCGGTCGTGGTTGAGGCAGTCACGGACCTTGCCGGCGGCGTGTTCGACCGGCAGGTCGGGGAACAGCCGGGCGCCGACTGCCTTGTTTCCGCCGGCGGCGATGATGACATCGCGCAGGGCGTCGTTGATGGTTTCGTGGTGCAGGCTAAGTTGCATTATTACTCCCCTGTCCGCGATTCACGGACAGCCGCGGACAGACGAAAACGGCCAAAAAAAATAGTCTGGACTCGGCAACACACCGAACGCAGACCGGACAGACAACGGCTGAATAAAAAGCCCGGGCGGAACAGCCCCGGGAAAACAGCCGGCAGTTCCCTTACCGACTGTGGATACGACATGAAAACGATGAATGACCGACTGACGATAGACATATCAGGCCGCCTTTTCGAGATTCGGGGAATTTTCAGGGTTGACCGCAGGCGTGCCACGCAAATAGGCCCAGTCGACATCGGGCCGCAGGTCTTCGCAGCGCACAGTGCCGGAGGTTGCGCGCTCAATATCGACGCAGCGCTCAGCCGGAACCTGTCTGGTTCCGTTTTTCCATTGACTCACTAGCGAAGGGGCGACCGATATGCGTTTCGCCAGATCGACAACGGAATTTCGGGGAACAAGGAATTCGGATAGCAGCATGAACGTGACGGTAGCAGATGCTATCGGTGATAGCAAGCGTCAATTTACCAATTGCTATCCAAGCCCAACAATGCCTGTAATGACCAATCCATCAACGTCGATAGCGATACTCCGGCGCCTGGTACTTGAAGCAGGCGGACCAGCTGAATTCTCTCGCGCCTACTCGCGCGACGATGCCGACAAGCCCATTGATCCGACTTATGTGTCTGCGGTTTTTTTTCGCCCAAACAAAATAGCACTTGCTATCGCCAATAGCATTTGCTATCGTTCATTACCGGACCACAAAACGGAGCCAATCATGGCCAGCCAAACCCAGCACCCCATACTCATCGAATCGCGCCGCATTGCCCGATTGGGCGGTTGCATGGTTTGCGAGAAAAACGGTGAATTCCGCGTTTACCGCAAGACGCCAGATCGCCCGGTCTATCTTGGCAGCCGGACCAGCCCGGAAACCCTGCGCCGCTTCGTGCAGCGCCTGACCACGGTGGCCTGACATGAACTGGCTACCCACCCGAATTTACGAATGGCTTCCGACGATCTACGTCGTCATCGGCTCCCTGCTGGCCGCCTACGGGCCTGGCAGCATCGGCAAGCCGTCTGCCCTGCTACTCATCTGGACCGGCTGTGCCGTGTTCAATCTGCGTCTCAATAACCGGAGGGATTAATACCATGTCGCCACTACTGGAAAAAGAACTGCTCGAACTCGACGCGGAAACCAAGCGCCGCCGCACCGGCCTGCTCGCCGCCCAGGGGCTGATCGCCGAGGCCGAAGCGCTGTCGGAAGACATCAACCGGCTGGTCAATGACAAATATCAAACGATCACAGCGCCGTGCGTCACATCGCATAATCGTGGCGATGTTTACGTCCGCGTGCTGGTCTTCGATCGCCTGGCCGACGTGCGCCGGGCCATCGACAAGATCGGTCTGAAAATAGCCAGCGAGACGGCCTGCAGCTACGACAAGACCATGCCGAGAATAATCCTGGATGGCCTCGACGTCACGATCGATGTCACGTACCAGGCTACGCTGCAGGAGGCCACATGAACCACCTGCTAACCCTGCTGCGCCGCGCCGGCCTCTGGCTGGCCATCTACGCGCTCGAAATCCAGATCAAGGGCAGCACCGACACCCTGGTCTGGCTCAACGACATCGACGCCGACGTCATGCTGCGCACCCGCGTCGAACTCGCCCGCAGCGGCGCCCGCCGCGAGCTGGCCCGCCTGCGCAGCGAATACAACGCGACGCTACCGGTCGGCCAGCGCCGCACCTGGTCCATGGCCTGACCATGACGCCTGCCGACACTTCCCGCCTCGAGCGCCAGGAAGCCGACGACCGCATGGCCGGCCTGGTCGTTGCCATCGGCTGCGGCCTGTGCAGCCTGGCCAGCGCCGCCCTCACCTACCTCGTGCTCATCAAATGACCTTATTTGCGACGACCCAAGCCGGGAGTGGGGATGTAACCCCGGCCGCCGCGCATTGCGCCACCTCCCTTGCAAGTCGTTTCTCGGGCAATGGCGCGGCCGATATCGAGCCAGCAAAGCCGGATGATTCGCCGGTGGCACTGTGCTCTGTCGAGAATTTTCACCGGAGCGGCGGCCAATGAAACAGCAACCGCCAAGCCTGCCCATTCCAGCCGAATGGCAACGCTGCCTGGGTGCCGGCCTATACCAGGGCGACACCTGCCACCGGGCCGACGACTGCGCCCGTTACCTGACCCTACCCCACGACCAACCGGCCATCACCCCGATGCACCGCGCCTGCAGCTCGGAGCTGATGGTCATGCACCTGCCCATGGCGGGATTTCCGGAGGAAACAGAATGATGAAGATCGAAACCGAAACGGCAAGGAAAATCCAAATGAGCCAGACCATAGACGACCTGCGCAGCACCCTGTTCGACACGCTGGCCGCGCTGCGCGACAAGAAAAACCCGATGGACATCGAGCGCGCCCGGGCAGTCACCGACGTAGCCCAGTGCATCGTCAACACCGTCAATGTCGAGATCGACCACATGCGCATCACCAACGGCAGCGGCACCGGCTTTATCCCGGGCCAGATCAGACCCCCACCGCCGGCCCTGCCCGGAAGCACCACCACGACCCCGACCGGGGCTGGCAGCAAGACCGTAACCCAGCTCGGCAACGGCGCCACCATCACTCGTCACAAGATGGGCGGCTGAACATGTCCTACCTCCTCAACAACACCAGCGCCCAGGATCTCGACTCGACCATCCGTTGCGCCAACACCAACGGCCGGCCGTTCGACCGCGAGCGGCTGGAAGCCTCGCTCTGCGACGAGCGCACCAGCACCGGCCCACGGGTGACCATCATCAAGCTGCTGGAACGTGAGATTAAACGGCAGGCGAAGGCTGGAGCAGCGAAATGACCAACAACAAGAGTCCATGGGCCTTTGGCCTGGTTCGCAACGGAAAGGTTGTCGGCGTTGAGCTGACACTGGCCTGCGCCAGGCACTGGGTTGATGTGGATATTGTTCCTCTCGGGCCGCTGCCCGATAGCGAACAATTCAAGGCTCTACTTGGCGAAAATCTCGAGTGCGAATGCCTGCCGAAAGATGCCCCATGAAACCAACCCGCGAATACAGCGCCATGCTCTACCGGATGGCTGACGTCATCGGCGGCGAAGTGCAGCGCCATGGACTCGATGCAACAGAAGCCGAGACCATCCGCGAAGCCGCCGAACGACTCGACACCCAGACCGTGCACATCACCTGCCTCAAGAAACAGTTCGGCGCCCTGCTCGCCGTCTGCGACGAGCTGGCCGAGAGCGCCGCCTACTGGTCGGAATACGACGTCCCGCTGGGCATCGTCGACCGCCTGCATAACGCCATTGCGACAACCCGGAGCGCCATCCAATGAACCGCATCCAACGCCGCCACCGCGCCGTCTGCGACCAATTCAAGGCCGGCAAACACAAGCCACCGACACGGGCTCAGGCCCGCGCCTGGCTCGCACCGATCCGCAAAGCCTTTGTCGAAATGCTCTCCGGCGAAGTCGACTCCTACCGCGGCTATGCCATCACCCGCATTCACCACGCCGACAACGACTTCGCCCGAATCGACCATGCCGCCAATGGCTTCGTTGCCATGATCGAGCGCCTGATGCCCGACTTCGACCTGACGCCAATCCGGCGCATCAGCAAAAAACTCGACGCCGGCATCCTGCTCGAAGCCAAGGAAGTGCACGAGGCGCTGGCCCTGCTCAAGCGCTGCGAAGACCGGCTGATCAAGTTCAAGCGCAGCGACCTGACCGACGCGGCAAACACCGAAATGATCAACATCGAGCTCGAACGCATGGGCATCAAGGAGGCCGCATGATCGCCGGACAACCGAAAACCGGCACGCTGGCCAACAGCATCATGAGCGCCCGCTGCTTCGCACCATTCGCCGTCACCACCCGCGACGGCCGCCCGGCCCGGATCGCCATCATCGACGACCAGGGCAACATCATCGACGCTGGCGACGCCGTGGCCAAAGAGGCCTGGAACGTGATGATCGCGGTTTATAAAAACTACCTGGTCGGGCAGGGGCATGTGCGGGTTTTTGGTGGTGAGAACGCAGAGTTGAGCGGCCCGATGCCGCTTGCGGCCGAAGGGTCGCGCTCGAACGACGTGTTAGAGCGCGGCGGCAAAGGAGATTGATGATGAAAACGTACTTGTTTCACAGGACGCGCCAAGGGA